ACCTCGCCACCATCGGCTTTGGTAATGTCGTTGTCAGTTGGATCAAAGGTTCCACGATTAAAGTCCTGCGCGGAATATCTTTCGGCCTTCCATGACGGAACGGAGGTTTTTGATAGGCTCTTTACCGAGCCTTGAGGCTTGAATACGACAAGATTTTTGGTGAAATTTTCGTGCATCTCAGCGGCATCGTGGCCCATATCCTGTATGGCCTTGAATACGTCTGGACGCTCAATAATTTGATATGTACCACCTGCGTCTGTATCTTCTGGGTTCCTCAGGGCCTTGAGGTCATCATCAGAAAGCCTGACGCGCTTTGACAGTTCAGCCAATTGCTTTTCAGATGACTGAAACGGATTCTTGACGTTTGTGTGCAGGGCGTGTGACTTAACCGATCCAAGAGATGCATGGCCCGTGAAATCAGGGTCTTCCGACATCCACATAGGCTTGTTCTCAAGCATTCTCATTGGGAAGTTGTCGGTAATGTGATGCCAGATGTCCCCTTGATAAGTAGAGCCTTTTCCGTACCACTGGGCAAGATTTGCCTTCTCGTCTTCCTCACTGACACTGCCACCATCGGCTTTGTTCATGTGCTTCTGATTGGGGTCAAACTTGCCGTTGTTGTAGATCGACTTGATCTGCTGCGGTTCCTTTAACGCCACCACAAGGTCACCATTGTACCGAGCGGGAATCCACGAGTCATATCCTTGCGCGCGCAGAGTATCAAACCATTCAGACTGAGCGGCTTTGTAATTGTCGCGCGTATATTTTTCTGGCCTTTCGCCAGTGTATGGGTTTTCAGCCTTAACGTAGGCGGGGATCACGCGCGATGCGGTGTTTGTCGCAGTAACATTCCAGCCGTCCCGCTTATATCCTTGGCTGTCGTTCACCATTGCATATTGTGATGCCTCTTCAGGGTCACGGGTGAACCACGCGCCGTGGCGGCCCACGTTGTGCGAGGTGAAATCCTTGTCCTTACTGGTGCCAGTGTAGAAGACATGCGGCTGACCATCAGTGTGGGTCACGCTGTTGCCAAACCAGTTCTGGAAGTTTTCGTTGTCGGTGACGCTGCCACCATCGGCCTTGGTGATGTTGCCATCCCGCGCATCGCCCTTGACAACATCTAGAATGTCACTGGTGGGCGTGTCTACGCCAAACTTGCCAATCCGTGTGGCTACCTTGGGGTTTTGGATTGCAGCTTCTGTAATACCAATGGGGAGGTGCTGAAGCTGCATATCTGCGGCTTGCTTGACCCTGTCAGAAAGTTGATTTTTCTTTCTAAACCAAGGCCAATAGTCATCGCCTTTTGGCTCTTCGCTTCGCGCATGCGCTTCATATTCAGCCAGTTCTTTTTCTGGCAAACCACCCAAACCTTTAATTTCTGGCGGGTATTCTGGAACATTGGTGCGGTCAAACTCATTTAATCCATTCCATGACGTGGATACGGTTTTTGGCACTTTGTACACGTGAAGGGTTTTTGTACCACTCCCATACTTGCGCGAGTACATTTTTGCACCATTGATCGCCCGCTCCGCTCTTTCAGGATCGGCGTGGTCAAGAATATAGCCGTACAGACCTTTGCCAAGTGGGCGAATGCCGCCTGGCTCACCGCGCCCTGAGTACGATGGGTCAATCTGGTCAAAGTCTGAGCCGCCATGCACCACATAGATGTGGCCGCTGTCTCCATTCTCACGGCCACCATCAGCATGGACGGCACGTGGAACATCAGGCAGATATTTGGACGGTGAGACTTGGCCACCCGCGCGGCCCACTGCCGTGGCGTGGCGGGCAAGCTCAAGTGCGCCGCCTCTGGACTTGAATGGAGATCCAACTATAGCCTTGGAAACGTCTATAGGAACACCCCTGTGGGTTCCCTCATAAATGGTTGGAAAATTTGTTTTTCGTTGAAGATAAGTGATCAATGGGGTTGTGTCTGCCAATGTAACTTGCGTAACAGCGTCAGCAACCCTCTCAAGAGGCCCTTTGTTTGTGTTAATATACGGATTCAATGATTGAGAAAAGTTAAGCTGTTTTGACATGTTCTTTTCACCGCTTGACAGATTTGCAAGCATTTCCCCAGGGTTTCTATAATACAATTCAACTGGAGATGTCTGGCGAAGCGTCCTAAATTGATCTTTCAATCTGGCTCTTTCAGTTGGGTCTGTCGTCTCCCTGATGCGAGAATCAAGTGAGTTTAGAGAGTCCAACCTGTCTCTGGCCGCCTTTTCTGTCGATGTTCCACCTTCTCCTTTAGGAACTCCAGTTATGTATTGATCTGCGTGAGTCAGTTCATGCGCTTCAGTCACGTCCTGAATTTCTTTACTCTGATTAGGATTAATCCAAATTTCTTCCTGACCTGGCTCTGGTAAAAAATACCCAGTGTCTCCCGCATATTCTGGCTTTACATCACGGTTTATTTTAAATCCATAGTAATTGGCCCGATCTGGGCGCAGTGCCGCCATTTCAGCGGGCGTTGCGCCGAAAAGTTCTTTTGGATCGCCTAAAACGTCACCCTCCATATTCACGCGGGGGATTCTCAAGATACCTGTTTTGTCTGCAACTCTGCCTGGAGATACTCCTCGCTGCAAGAACGTGTCAGAGTCTGAAAGCCTTTGCCAATAAGCAGCTTCATCTGGGGTTAAACTTACCCCCATTCTGTTTATTTCATCAATGCTCGGCTCGTAGAATTGACGATTTCTAAACGTACTTACGTCTTGTTTCGGTCTTGCATATAAATTAGCAAATTCATCTAGTTGCCTAAGTTGGGCATCATCAATTACCTTCAGCGCCTTCATCGTGGCCCCAGTGCCACCAGATAGAACTGCGGCTGCATCGCCTAGATATGATGCTGGATCTTCAGCAAGATTTTTCCAGAACTCCCCAGGCTGGCCAAGGCCGTAGTGACCAGCAATTTCAGCGGCTGCACTATCCAAGGCAGCTTCACCAGCGGGGTCTCCCTCGTAGCCAAGAGCATTTCTCGCCACCTTTGAACCAGCGCCGTAAGCAAGCTGCCCAGTTCCCTGAGTAAGGTTTTTTGCAAACTCTATTTTTTCCCGCATACGCGCTGGATTTGTCATAAGGTCTGCAAAGTCAGCAGTATCAGAAAACAGATTGGCAATGCTTGACGGGGCGTTTCTGACGAGGTTGTCAAGGTAGTCAGACCAAGACATATCCACGTATTCAGAAGCTGGAATGCCTTTGCCAGTTTCTGCGCCGCCTTGGTCAAAACTATTGCGGCTCTTGATGCCCTTGGCTGTCAGAAGCGCCGCGCGGATCGCCTTGTCTCTGTCCATTTACTGCCCCTGCTTCCTAATCTGCATTGCCAGCTTGATTGCCTCTTGAGCGTGGTCACGCTCCTGCATATCACGTTCGTGTTGCATTCGAACAGCGTCATTCATCTGGTCGCGGTCTACTTCCATTTGTTTGACCCGCAAGTCCTTCTCGCGGTCGAGGTCGCGGTTCTGGTCGTTTATCTCATCGCGCTTCATGCCGTATTCCATCTGGCGGGCCTTGTTCTGCTCGGCCACCATCTTGGCGGGGTCTGCCTGTGGCCCCTGCGGCCCCTGCGGAGCGCCTGAACGTGACTGCGCAGACAGCATCGTGGCTTGGGCGCGCAGCGTGTCAGCATCAGCCTTCTGGTGGGCGATCTTGATCTCCTCAACGCCCTTCAGGAACTCAGGCGGTGGCTGCTTGGCATGCGCTGGCTTGAGGAACTGCTCAGGGTTCGACCAGCCGATGGCGCGCAGGGCTGCCTTGTCGATGGCTTCCTCGTCGTACATCTGCGGGTTTGCGGCCTGCAACTGCTTCAGCGCCATGATCTTCATCACGCGCTGGGCATGGCTGGACGTGTTGGGGTCTGCCTGCGGCACCAATTCCACATCGTTGATGGCCTGAATGAACAAGTCTTCATTCCACTGGACGGTGGGCTTGCGGTTGCGCTGCCAGAAGCTTTCGGGATGCTCGCGGAAGCACTTCAGCAGCAGCGAGAACTCCTCGGCCTGCGCGCTGTGCATGCGCTTGTGGACGGCGTTCATGATCTTGGTAGCCTGATCGATCATGGCCAGCGTGGTGCCGACTGGGGCATCAGCACGGCCCTCGCCAACCTGAGCCTCCGAGGTGCCACCCACGCGCATGCCAGTCTGGGACATGTTCTCCACCAGTGCCATCAGTGCCTGCGATGGCTCCTTGTACGGCAGCGGCATGATGGCCTGATTGATGGGCATACCACCCGTCTTGATCTGGGCAGATCCGCCTGGCGGGATGCGGAAAATATTGGTGTTCTGGCGTGATCCCGTGTCGCTGATCAGAAACCCTGGGAAGTTGGCGTACATGCCAGCGTCCAGTAGTTCGCGCCACGCTGCGGTGATGGCGTTGGTGGTGTTGCCCAAGATGTGCAGCAGGCCGATGTCGTAAAAGCCGAGGCCTGGCACGAAGGTGTACTTGACGAAGTTCGTGCGGGCCTCTGGCAAATCGGCGGTGTCCTGATCGAAGTTGCGGGTGATTGACAGGATCTTGCGCGAAGACACGTCGATGGTGACACGGTACGGGATTTCGAGGCCAGTAACTTTGCCCTTGTACTTGTGTTCATACCCCTTGATGTCCAGTTCGCAGTAGACTTCGTAAATCTCGCGGTCACGGTCATCTGGGTTGGACGATGTGGCGGTGACGCCCTGCTGCGCGCTCTTCGCATCCTGAGCGGCATCTGGCGTGACCTCGTTGGGCGTCTCCAATTCGGTGTCGCTGTAGATGCCAATGATCTGCAGGCGCGTGACCGTGCTGGGCCGCATGAAGACGCGGTGCGTGACGCGCTTGGCGTTTGACAGGTCGGTGGCGGCGCTGTTTACGATCAGGTTGTCGGCATCCACGCTCTCGCTGACGGGGCGGTTGCGCAGCGGGCAGAAATACACCTTCTTGAACGATGTGCCGCCGAAGCCCAGCATCAGCAGCATGCGGTCTGTGTCTGGGTAGTATTCGCGCGCCGTGCTGGTCAGATAGTGGTTCATGTCCTTCTCAAGGGCGTTGGCAATCTCGTCGCGCTGGGTAGTGCTGCCGTTTGCGTCATCGCGGATCTTAACGGGGCCGTCGGTAGGCAGCAGTTCGGAGCGCGCGTTGGCTTGAAAGCGCAGCACGGCCTCCTGCAGCAGCGGGTGGCGCACTTTCGACATGCCCTCCACGGGCGCACCATCGGCAGCGCCATTCAGGCCAGGTATTTCGATCTTGAGGCCCAGCAGCTTGATGCCTTGGGCGCGGTCGTCGATCCACTCGCTGCGGCTCTCAAGGTCATCGGACACGCCACGGATCAGGTCATCCGCAATGTTTTGCAGTTCGATGTCGTCGATCTCGTCAACGAGGTTGTCAAACCAGCCTTCTGGCGGTGTCTTTTCGTTGTCGGGGTCTTTGATTGGCTTGCCGTCAAGTGACAGCGTGATCGACCCATCGCCGTGTTCGATCTTGAGGATGGCACCATCCTGCGAGATTTCTGGAATGTCATCAGGCTCGGTATCGTCATGCTCAACGGTCACGTCCATCGGGCCAATGGCGGCATCCGCCTCATCATCAAGTATGCGAATATTCGGGTTTAAGCCTGACATTGTATTCCCTCAAAGGTAATGGCTGCGCCCACATTAGCAGACGCAGCCACGAATATCAACGCGCGATGGCCTCCACGGGGCGGTCAGGCTGGTTCTGGTATTTTCCATCGTATTCTGAGCCGTTGATGATCATTGCTTCAGCCCCTCCCGCGCCATTGCAACCATGCGCTTTACGACTCCGCTACTGGTGGGCTTTTCCTCTGCGGCGATGTTCTTTAGGGCATCGTTGGCACGGGATAACTTGTTAGAGAAATCTACAGAAAGCTCCATAAACTTATCAGTGCAATCCATCTCATGCTTGATGCGTTCCTCAAGCTTACGGATTTTCTTCCACGGGTTCCAGATCACTCCTCATCCTCCAAAAGCTTTAGGGCAGCCAGCACGTTGTTGACGTTGTATTCCCAGTCTTCTGCATCCGCATCACAATCCTCGCATTCTGGGCTGCACTTTGCCTGCGGCTCGTCGTACAGTTCTGCCGCCACTTTTTGTGCATGCTCTATGGTGAACTTCATTTGTCACCCCCGAACAAAACCCCAAACACAGCGGTGATTGGCCAAAACACAACAAGTAGGATTGCAACAGAAACATGCCCCTCTTTCATGGTGGGGAACGTGTCGTGGACGGCCTCAACGACATACTCAAAGTCATTGACGAGCCAGATCACGGGGATCAGGTAGAGCAACTGCGCGGCAACCATCCAGAGTTCCATTATTCCACCTCTCCATTTTGAAATTCCTCAACGAAGCGGCGGATGCCCTCCATGGCCATCGCCGTCTCATCCTCTCCATCAATCTCATATGTGCGTGTGATCCCGCTATGCTGGCCCACGCCAACCACGGTCACAACCTCGCCATCAATGACTGCGTTGCACAGAACTCTCATCGTCATCCTCCCCGCGTTTGTGTTCGATTACGTCAATGGCGATCCCCCAAATCATAGCAAAGACATCGAGCATGAGGTCAGCCTCACGCCCTTCCTTTGCGGAAGTGACCGCCAAAATCGTCATAACCCTAGCCAGAACCTCAATTGCATCGTACGGCGCAAGTTCCAAGTTGAGACACGTCTTGGTCACAAGCATAGACACCTTCATCGTCAGTTCTGTTTTCTTCTCGTCATCAGTCATTTTAATCCTCATGCGTTGTAGAGCGGCACATCTCCATTCCCGTGGAACTGCTTGTCGCTCTCGATTTCAGCCATTCGTTCTGCGGCTCGTGTGAGCATACCCACATCTCGAAGATGTTTCAAGGCCATACTTACGGTATCGACAAGATCGTCGTGCTTGCCGCGCGGGAATGACGAGGTCTGCCTGATCACCATCTCGGCCCAATCTTTGTTCGGCGCGTACACCATGCCCTCGCTGAAGATGTGCTGCACCGAATACAGCCTCGCCACCTTGTCGAGGGTCTTGGGGTCATACATCTGGACAACAAAGTCCTCGTTGCCGAACAGCCGCCGCATCTCCTGCGCCACCGAGTGGCCCGCCGCCTTGTTCTCGATCAGCAGAACATCGACCTTCATCCGCTTGCAGATGTCGGCGACTTTATTGGTGAGGTCGTGGACTTCGAGCTTGTCCTGCCACGCATACATCATCATCGCTTTTGGCACGGGGCCGAGGGATGATGACTGGATGCTGCGGGTCACGTCCATCGGCCTGCCGTACCTGTCAACCATCCTCGTCGCCGCAGAGTCCGAACTGCCACCGAACACGCCCCAGACCGTCAGCGCGCTGGGGTCGTTCTCGGCCTTGGTCGTGTAGGCGGTGTCCAGCGATGCCACGATGTACTCGATGGGTGGATACTCAGGATGATCCCATAGCTGCCACCACGCATCCTGGACGATCCCGCCGCCGCGAGGCTCTGGGCTTTGCGCATACTGCCCAGCGGTCGCGTATGGCCCCATGGCGGCCTCGTCACGGTCAACCACATGCTCAGGGAAGCGGTCGGGGAACAGCAGTTCGCCATCCTCTTCGCGCGGATCTTCGTAGCCCAGCATCGTTGGTTTCGCCCGCAGCGGGTCGTACCGCATTGGCAGCATGATGTGGTCATAGCCCATGTTTCCGTCGAGGATCACGCCCGACACGTCCAGTTCGTGCAGGCGCTGCATCACCACCACGATGGCCGATTTGTCAGGATTGTTAAGGCGCGAGGTCACGGCTTCTTTAAACAGGTTGGTGACCGAGAGGCGCTTGGCATCCGAGTTCGCGTCATCCACGCTGTGGGGGTCATCAATGATCACACGGTCGCCACGGTAGCCCGTGATGCCAGTGAAGGCACAGGCCTGCCGAGATCCCGTGGCGGTGGTTTCGAACTTGCCCTTGGCGTTCTGGTCGCCCACCAGCTTGACGGTGTCGCCCCAGTGGCCCTGATACCATTCGCTGCTGACAAGTCGCCGCATGCGCAGGCTGTCACGCAGGGCAAGTTCCAGAGAGTGCGAGGCGCAGACATACCGCATGGACGGCATGTTCTGCGGCCCCCACTCCCACGCAGGCCAGAACACCCCGACAAGCAGGGACTTCATCGTGCCAGGTGGGACGTTGGTGAGGAGGCGGTTGTAGTAAGTGTCATCGTCCAGCATCTCGCCGCGCGTGATGGCTTCAAGGTGCGCGCAGATGAAATCAATGTGCCAGCCGTGGACATAGGTCTGTTCGGGTTCGATCACATGCCACGCCGCTTTGACAAACTCAGCCAGTGACAATTCGCATTTTCGTTTTTCAATAATTTTACGTTGCGCCATTGCGTCGATTGCATATGGCAGCTTTATCACGCCCACAGCAGTTCCACCTC